GACAGTTACCTGCTGTGTCGCCGTAAGCACTACTACGGTTACGGGCTTAGCCTTGAGCGTATTAGCACCAGCCAAGCGCTTGCGACAGGCACAGCAGGTCACCGTGTCTTGGAAATGTTTTACAAAACTTTGCTTGAGGCGGGCGTTACGCCTAAAGAACAGGCAGATGCCTGGGATGCGGCCTACGCTGTTGCCGAATCCGAGTATCAGGAAATTGTAAAAGAAGGTTACGAAGATGCGCCCAACAGGGCACGGCTACACGACATGCTCTTCAATGAGGGGTGGGGTTACTTCGTTAACGAGTATGTCGTGCGTGCCGGGTGGACAATCTTAGCCGTTGAGGCCGAATTTAGTTTAATTTACGACGAAAACACGCAAAGTAGTTACCCATTTGTTGTAGACATGATTGTAAAAGACACCGAAGGTCGTTACGTAGTCGTTGACCACAAGTTTGTGTACGACTTTTACACTCCTGAGCAGACAGACCTGCAGCCACAGATTCCTAAGTACATCGGCGCGTTGCGTGCAATGAACCATGAGATTGCTTATGGTGCGTACAACATGGTGCGTACTAGGAAACTAAAAACACCTGAGTCAGCATCGATGCAGTACTTTATGATGTTGAAACCTAATGTTGACCGCGTGTTAAATACGTTCAAAGAGCAATTAGGTGTAGCATCTGAAATTCAGAAGCTCAAAGAATTGCCGATTGAGGAACAAAGCAGTCGGGCTTACCGCACAGCAAACAAAATGGTGTGCCAGTCCTGCTCATTCCGTGACATGTGCTCTACTGAACTGATTGGTGGCAACACCGAACTAATGATGAAAACTGAATACAAAATAAGACGACGCCGCGTAATCGGCGCAACAAATGAAGGAACAAATAATGTCTAATCGCCTTGATGAAATAATGTCGAGAATGGCTGACCTCGGTACGGAAAAGGTTGCTAAGAATCTAATGGCAATGCTGTATGGCAAGCCGGGAACTGGCAAAACTGTCCTGTCTGTCGCTCTGGCAAAGAAAATTGTTGGGCCGAAACAAAAAGTGCTGTACATTGACACCAAAGAGGGCTGGGTTTCTTTGCAAAACCACGAGTCTTTGTTGGAAGATGTTGTGCGCATGAACTATCAGAACTTCTCTGACTTTGCGATTATTGCTAACGCGATAGCTAAGGGAGAGAGGGGTCTTGAAAAGGTGGGGGCTGTCGTTATTGATGAGTTCTCCACTGCAGCTGACATGCTTCTGGACGACTTGTTTCGTGAGGACATTGGCGCGTTGAAGGATGAAATTCCGACAGTCGCCCTTGACCCTCGCCTGTACAAGCCTTTGGGTGATGCGTGTCGTAAGGCTGTTGAGATGTTCCAGAATCTGTCGGGGGTTCACGTTATCCTTGTCGCACATGAGCGTGAGGTTGTTGACCACCGCAAGATGAAGGTCACTAGGCCTGGGTTTACGCCCAAGAACAACGATGGGTTGCAGAAGCTGATGCATGTCACAGCCCACGTCACCAATGAAATCAAAGGCATTGGTAAGAACACCACCTATGAGCGTCAGGTGCAAGCGCACCCGTCAGCTTTGGTGGATGCTAAGTCACGTATCGGTGGCTTGCCCCTAATGACTTCACCCGAGGATTTTGTCGCTGTTGTGGCCAATTGGCTCAGCGATGACACCAGAGGTGTTGTAGCCGAAGCTAAAGAATTAGCTGCGGATAATCTGCCTGATGAAGGCGTGCCCGTATCCGAGGAGTATTTCGAGGATGACGAGCCCGCGTTCGTAGGCGAAACTAACTGATAACTGAAAGGTAACAAACTAATGGGACTGCTTGATGAGTATGGAATTGATACGTCTGAAGCAACAACTCCGTCATACGAAATGGAGGATGGCATCTACGAATTTACTTTGGGAGATGTCTACGTAAAGCAGGGAAGCCAGGCTTACCCTGACCGTTCATGGGTCATCGTCGAATACTTGGTTGGCGATGAGGGCAAAAAGAACAGCGAACTGTTTGAGCTGCCCGCAGACCCTGAAAACCTCACTGACCGTGAGCGTCAGAAGCTGGGGTACTATGTCCAGCGGATGCTTGACCTGGGTGTGGCTCGGGACGAAATTAACGATGTGGACCGGGACGACCTTATTGGCGCACGAGGCACCTTGCAGCTGTATAGCACTGCCGGTAAGGGCAAGAACGCTGGTAGGATGTTTCAGAACATTAAAAATGTGAAGGTCTCCAAGACTTCTGAGGCTCCTCAGCCAGCCCAGAAGACTGCCCGTCAGACCGCAGCTAGTAATCCTTTTGCATAACTAGCTTGACGGGCGTTGGTGGCCCCGGAGGTTTCCTCTCTTCCCTCCGGGGCCGTCCACTCACACTAAGGACAAAAATGACTGACGCTACAACGGAACTGCGGGAGTTCTACAACTACATTTGGGGTGTCGAGGCGAGTAGCCCGAACACAACCTTTGTTTACCTGCCTGTCGAACACGACAGTAAGTGGACACCATTCATGTTTGAGTGGCCGCGCCAACGGGAGGGTGTTGTCCGACACACGCTAAAGTGGTCGGCTATCAAAGCTAACGTGTTTTACTCACCTGCCTTGTTTAAGGTGGCTAACCCGGCCAAGGATAATGTTCTTGGTAGCTGGGTTTTGTGGGTAGACTTCGACGGTAATGCGCCCGCGGAATGGGCGCAAGAAGCGGAGGACGGCAAGATGTTTGTGCCTAAGCCGACACTGATTGTTCAGTCGTCGATTGAGGGACACCAGCATTGCTATTGGAAGTTAGATAACTTTATTGACGAGATTGACGTATTAGAAGACAGAAACAGGGCACTTGCTTACGTGATGCATGCGGATACATCCGGCTGGGACGCAGACCAAATTCTTCGACCCATTCGTACCACTAATCACAAACGGAATATGCCCGTCATTGTGAAGGAGTGGGAACGTGAAGATTGAGTACAGTCTTGAAGACTTTGCTCACATATCCTCTGCGAGAAAGATTGTTAGCACTGACCTAGTGCTGGGCAACCTTCCATCGTTGGAAGATGTGCGAACACTGGCTAACTGGACACCTGAGCTGCTGAGTAAGTTCAACAGGGACCACAAGTATTTTGAGGGACCTCCGAAGAAGGATAGGTCTGCGGCTATGTCTGAGCTGGCCCACATGGGGGCTGAGCTGGGCTGGTCGGACGAAAATATAGCTACTGTACTATATGACTCTGATGACCGTTGGGGTAAGTACAAGTATCGTCGTGACCGTGATAGGCGCATAACGGACTTCATCAACAGGGCTCGACAGAAGCATGGGTATAACTCGTTGCAGAATGTTGACCTGACTCGGATGATTGAGTCTGCTAACCAGACCACACCCATCATGGGTGAGTCGAAACTTATTTATGGTTACCAGGATTTTGTGGACGCTGAGTTCAAGATTGAGTGGATACTGGGCGGGCTCCTGGCCCAGGGAGGCTTTGGACTTATTGCGGGCTACCCCGGTACAGGTAAGACGCAGTTTTCTATCGCTCTTGGGGCTCACATGGCTTTAGGGACCAAGAAGTTTCTTACCTGGGACAACGTGGCGGGCAAGAAGAAGGTGCTGTTTTTGTCGTTGGAGATGTCGGCTGCCCCATTAAATCATTTTATGGGCACCATTGGTAAGGCGTATGAGGATAAGAACACTCTGAACCGTAACTTTCTGGTCGCCCCGTTTGGCACACCTATCAATCTTGACACGCCCGAGGGCCAGGTTTTCTTTAACCAGATTATGAATGACCATATGCCAGACATTCTCATTATCGATTCGTTACAAAAGATTAGTTCTAAGGAGTTGACCGACGAGCAGGCTGTCAAGACCCTTATCCACTACCTTGCAACGGTGCGAGCCAAGTACTCTTGCGCCATGATTATGATTCACCACAACCGCAAGAAACCCAATGATGGGCAGAAGAAGGGTGTGGAACTGTCGGATGTGTACGGCTCAACCTACATCACCACCGACGTCGACTTTGTGGTGTCACTCAAGACAGTAGACGGTAACCTGTTGCAGGTTGACACGCTGAAAAACCGGCTTGGTGCTACCTTCGAGCCGTTCAGTATCACCCGAGACCCAGAGAACCTGAGCTTTACGACAGACTTGGGTAACATCTTCAACCAGTTTGCGAAAGACAATGACATCAAACTTTGACGACATTAATGAGGAAAGCCTGCGCGTCCTAAAGATTCTTTACGACAACCCCGGCTCAGTTATCGCTGTGGACACAGAAACGACAGGGCTCAGCGTGGCCATAGGCACAGACACCTGCATTGGGGTAAGTGTCGCAGCAGTTATCAACAACGAGCCAGTAGCCCACTACTTTCCTACCAACCATAAAGTTGGTGAGAACGTCAGCAAATCAACTTTAGAGAAACTAAAGTATGTGCTTGAAAATAAAAAGAACACCCTGTTGTTTGTGAACGCACAGTTCGACCTGCTGTCGCTTGAAACAATCGGAATTATAGCTTCAGAACTATATTTTGTGGACATCCCCACAATGGCGCACCTTATCAACGAAAACAAGCCTTACAACAAAGGGTTGGATTCTTTGGCACAGTTCTATTTGAAAGACCCCGGCAAGCTGAAAGACCCCGAGCTGGACAAAGAAAAGAAAACAGGTTGGGCTAACACTACCTGGCAGAAAATGTGGTCGTACGCACTGAAAGACGCCGAATTGACGTGGCGTTTGTACCACCACCTGCAAAATATGTCCGCTTGGAAAGATTTACCAGCAGAGATTTGGCCACACAAACAAGACCTTATCCGTGTTCTTCTGTCGATGAAACGACACGGTGTACGGATTGATGTACAACTTGCCCAAGAATATGTACAAAAGGGTGAGGAGGTCATGGCTCAAATGGAAAAAGCTTTGGGTGTAAACCCTGCAAGCCCGAAGCAGCTGAAAAAGTTGCTTATTGATGACATGGGGTTGCCGGTTGTAAAGACTAGTAAACTTACGGGTAACCCTAGTTTCGATAAGCAAGCCATGTTAGCGTATGATTCGATGCTGGAAAAGCTCAAAAACCCTGTCGCGCAGCAGATTAAGACCTTCAGAGGCTGGCAAAAAGCCGTCAGCGCCGCGTACAAGCCCTATCTTGACCTAGTTGATACCGATGGTCGGCTTAGGTGCAGTTATCGCCTACACGGGACTGCTACGGGGCGTCTTTCTTGCGCTGAACCCAATCTCCAACAAATACCCAAAGCATCCGACAAAGCTTGGAACGGCAAGGTCAAAGAGTGTTTTATCGCTGAAGAAGGGCACGTTCTCCTCAACGCAGACTTCTCACAACTCGAACTACGCCTCGCCACAGCCTACGCAGGAGAAGAAGAACTCAAAAAGGTATTCAACGAAAACCGAGACATCTTCACCGAAATGTCCAAACAACTAGGCATAACCAGGCACGACACTAAAACCCTTGTCTACTCCATGCAATACGGGGCCGGAGAACAACGCATCATGGACGCCTTTGGGGCAACCAAGCAAGAGGCCAAAATGATTCGCCAAAACTACTTCAGCACCTACCCAGACTTTCGCAGGTTCAACGAACGCTGCACAAACAAAGTCGAAGAAGCGGGGCGCATCAAAATCTGGTCAGGTAGGGAACGACACTTTGAGAACAGAGGAGAAGCCTACAAAGCTATGAACAGTGTCATTCAAGGCGGGGCCGCAGACATTGTTGAACGCATCATGGTCAAATGTTTTAAAGAACTAGAAGGGCCAGAGTGTCGAATGTTGCTACAAGTCCACGACTCCATTACATTTGAAGTTAAGGAATCAGTAGTACCCCAATACATTGAAAAGATACGAACAATCATGGAAGACGTCAACGCCGTA